GGAATGATCAGTCTGTCACGATAGCCCAAGCTAGGACTCCAATAGTAATCTGTATCATCTAAGTTTAAGTTGCGTGCAGCCATGTATTCTAAGATAGCCATACTAAATTTATTAAACTCAGTAATATCTGATACCTTAACAGCATCGGGCGGTAATGGTACAGTTTCAAATGTAGGAATATCAATCTTACGTTGCTTTACTTCTACACCTTCATTGATGCGCATTACATCTAGTGTTAGCTTGTTGATTGCATCATCAGGTGCACCTAACCAAACAAGTAGCAGACGCAGTCCTTTGCTAACACCGCGCCCGGGTTGCCAGCTGGCTTTGAATCCACAGTTAAAGCAATGGAAGCTAACAGTATCACCTTCTGAGATAAGTCCGCCGCGACCTCTAGTGTCAGCAGTGTTGCCGTTGTGATGACAGCAGGGCGCATTTCTTGACATCCAACCGCTTGGTGTAGTTTTTACTTTACTACCTTGTGTATAATATGCAATTAATACATCCGAAACTATTGACATTTAATCCTCAATTATCCGCACTTGCCATCCATCTTTTGACGGCTTGTTATTTCTAATAGTATTATACAGTTTATAATAAGGATAATTATTATCCTTGCACCATCCTCTAAATGATTTTACAACTTCTGTATGACCGTCTGGAAATGTTACTTCATATGTTTTTGACTTTTTAAGCCAGGCAAGTGTGTTGTTATAATGTCAGAAACAATACTCATGCTATTATTATAGCATTAATGTATCCATGTGTCAATCAGTTTTGGAGTATTTTTTTACCAGAAAATGTATTAAAGCCTTGGCCTTCGTACTTGTCGTTTCCTGCTAGATGCACAAGGATCTTCTTTACAACTGGATTAGTAAAGACTCCTCTAAATTTTCCGCCAGCAAGATCTCTAACTTGATATCCTCTACGCTCGTGCAGTATAGCAAACCAAAAACCGTCCCAGCTCTTAGGAAGTTCAAATATTTCGCCAGTGTCGTATGCACTAGTAATATGTTCTTTTAGGTCACCTATTTGTTCATGATGCTTGTTGAATATAAGTAATCCAGTTTCATAGTGTGCCATACCTTTTAGTCTTTCAAAGTGTACACTAAACAAACATTTTTCTGATAATGATTCTAATGCCCCTGGATGGACATTGTTTATAGTATAAGTGTCTCCGTCTAAGTATATAAGATAATCGTGATTGCTGTGTAATGCATGTTCGATTGCATAAACTTTATGACACCACTTTACTGTCTTTTCTATTTTATGAATTAACTTTTTGTTAGTTTCTGATTCAAGACTAATGTTACAATTTTTTTTAAATGCAAGTAACTTTGGACTTACGTCATTTAGATTAATTATTTCAATCCTTGGATCGTCAACTACTAAATTATGCTCAGCATATATTCGTAATGTGTATCCACTAGCTGGCCAATACTGTTGCCAAGTCTCAATTAATTTTTTCCCATACAAGTAGTAACCGTCTTCTGAAAACGTAGTTATAACTAGAGTAGACATTTAATTCCTTATTAAAATTTTTGTTATTTTATCTGCAGGATCTGCTGATGCTTGGAATCTTACAAAACTAAACACTCCGTTAAAGTTTACAGGTGTAGGTTCTGTTTCAGTTCCGACAAGTGTTATAGTTGTAATGTCTGTCCAAACTGTTGTGCCGGTAACTTGATTTTCTAACGTAGCTTGGACAACTACATTACCAATATAACTGTCAGTGTATACTACAGCAGTATGTAATGCATCGTTGCCGTTTATACCTGGCTGTGCGTTAGTTGATTCGCTATTCCATACACTATTATCTTCAGTAAAAGTAATAATGCTAGTTGCGGCTGCGGGCCCTGGAAATGCTGTTTCACTTACATAGATCGTTCCGTTCATTCCAAAATTAGTATTTGAATAAGTTAACACTGGAACATTAGTGGTGTTGTCTATAAGGTGTACGTTGTAAGAAAGATATTGTTGATCAATGTTTAATAGATCGTTGTCAGTAACTGTAACTTTGAATAGTCCTCTAGTAGGAGCGCTATCGTCGCCGGTAATAAGTTCGCCGTTGTGTTCAATTACTAATAATCTATTTTCATCAAACGCTTGGAACTTGGGTGTATAGTTTGTAATGTCAATTGGCTTTTGATCAGCATTGAGTATTTTAAAATCAAGCACATTGTCAATGCCTCTATATACGTTTATATGTCTTTGATACACTGGTCTGTACTCCGTAATGAATCCTGCGTCATTAGTAATAATGGTCGTTCTGTTATTGACTAAATATCTAGGTGTTAATTGCATCTAGTATTTATCGAGAAATATGTTATTAAAAGATATTGAAAACAACTTCCCCTTTATCAGCGTAGTCACTTATGGTGGCAACGAGTACGTCGGCATCATTGCAAATCAAGATGCATATATAACCAGCATGTATATATTCACCTCGTTAAAGACTAACTTAGAGAAGGAAGCATTTTTAGAAATAGGCAATGTTTGGTGGTGGGAGTCAAATAGGATGCTGCCTATAAACATTTTCCTAATAAAAGAAATGCAGGCATTTAGTTATGCAATGATGACTATGAACAGCAAGGATGTTAGAGTAACAATAGGACCGTGTGTTAATCTAAACGATCTAAATTTTAAACGTATCAAACGTAAAAGTGTACAGCTGATACGCAAAGTTAGGTAGACAACTGTTCGCATATTAAATTCATGTGTACAACACAAGCTGCTGCGTAGGCAATACCGTGGGCCTTCTTAAAGTAATACTCGCCGTTGGTCGGCTTAGTCCAAACTCCCTGCATTATCTTTTCCCAGCTTTCGTTCGCTAGATGTCTCTTGGCTGGACGAATGATCGCCAGCGTCGCTGCTAACTGTGATACCGATGTAGGTTTCAATTGCTTCAATAGTGCGCCGTGGCCGTTCAGATGAAATACTTTTTCGCTGAAGTCCTCGTGCTCCAATAGTTGCCATAGTGGTTCCTTCTCCATTAATTCTGTTAAATGTGTTTCGTCTCTAACATCTTTATAGATGCTGACGTTTAGAAAGTCTAGTTTAAAGTAGCCACGTTCTTCAGCAGTCTTGTAGTCAACGGTGGCTAAGTTGTCTACAGGGTTGTGTGGAATTTCAGTTGCATAGACTCCTGTGTTATGCTTCTTGTCTGAGTCAAGTTTAGCAACACGGTGCTTGAGTTGTGCAAGCACAATTGTTCTGTCAGCAAAGTCTATATCAATATCCATTTACGCCTCCTTGCACTTTGCGCCGTGCCAACGCAAATAATTTTGTTTTGTTATTTGCTTTCCGCAATGCTCGCAAATCAGGCATTATAGTTTACCTTGTTCTCTTAGTTGTGCTCTAATTTGTGTAGCACTTATATTATGTATCTCTTCGCCTAGGTCATGTTGCGTAAATGTATATCCTACGCCACGACCATAACTAATATCTACAATGTTTGGTACTTGCATTATAACATATTCGTTGTTATATGTAAAGCCCTCATTAAACAATGCAGCAATAATATTATTCTTTACAGTTTCAAATTCAAAAGGATTGTCGTCTTGTTTTGTTGCAGTTCTATCAGCGCCAGCGTCAGTTCCAACAATGCCGCCAACATCACGAATTTGAATACAAACTTGTCCAGTCTCTAGCAATGCTTTTTTAAATAGTGCAGTGTGGCCAGGATGCCAAGGTTGCCATCTTCCTAGCATCTGTGTTGTAGGTTTTTTATAATCAAACATTTTGTCCCCAAGTTATTTTATTCCAAATTCTTTCATGAGCATAATATAACAAGGTATTTGCAACAAGCTGAATTAATGCAATAGATCCCGCTGCGGTAATATTTCCTAATATCAAATATGAAATTACAAACGTTGCGCTGCTTCCTGTGAGCCTCCAAGTAATTGTTTTAGTAAGGCTTCGTTTATTTGAGTCCATTGTGTTTCATGTAAGAAGTTATAACTTGCATAAGTTGTAGGTGTGTGTCATTAAACCATTTAGCAACATGATAATTAAAGTTGTCAGGTTTCTCAAACATCTTGTTAGTGTCTTCAAATCTACCTGCTTTAATTGTGTCCATCCAAACTGTAAAGTCTGGATTAAACTCCGCTCGAGCTGCTTCTGTAGGACAAACAAAGTCTGCAATAGCAATCTTGCCTGCCTTAACAACACCGTCTGCTAAGAATTTCATACGCATTGCTTGCCGCATTCGACCTTCAGGAGTAAAGTCCCAGTCGTCGTATTCTTTGCGTACTGCATCTGCATTAAGCCATATGCCGCCTACTAGTTTAGCAAACGGTTCTGCTAGTGTACTCTTACCGCTTCCGGGCAATCCAAATATTAAAATTTTCACAAATTACTTTCCTTAGCTACATCTTTAACAAGTTGTACATCAGTGGGTTGTTTCTTAAATCGCATAGCCCAATGCTGCGGATCAACAATATTATATATCATACTTAATTGTTCGTCATTAAACTTACCTAATAATTCTTTTCCGCTCTTACAATTAAGAACCAACCACGGACTAATCTTTCCGTCTCTAATATTCCACACTGCCTTGTTCAAACTTACATAGTTAAAATAATGATTCCACACGCTGTTGTTTTCAGTAGCCCATTCAACCATAGTATTAACGCTGCGCTCTAGGGCAGTTTCAACACCTTCTTTTTTAATTAGCTCAACTGCATATGCTTCATACATTTCTTCTCTGCACCATTGGTCAAGTTTAACCCCTGACGTTACTACATAATTGATATACTTCTCAGGATATAACGGTTTTACATTTGATACAAAACTACCAAACTTTACAAATGCATTATAGTAACTGCTCTTGCAAAACTCTTCGTATGTTTTATCTTTCTTTGACCCAGCACTTAATTTATAGAATTGATTAAATGCAATGTAACCTAACTGTACTCGCTTCTCGCCCTTTTGTAAAGCTCTACGTTTTTGCTCACACATATGTACTATGAGAGTTTTCTCACGGCTATATCCTGTTCTGCAATATTCGCAAACGTATGGTTTCTCAGAGCTTGATATCAATGTCGTAATCTTCTGCGAGTTGTTTAAGTTCTTTTTTTGTAGATATTCCAGCAAGTTGTTCTACCTCTTTCATTTTCATATTAGGATATACTTGAGATAACAATTTAATTGCTGCGTTGTTACCGGCTTCTTTTTTCTTAAAGCCAATATAAGGATGGTATTCGATCTTACCTGTTGCTCCACTTGCACACAATAGCTGCCACATTAGATGTTGATGTCCGTTCTCTTTGCCAACGCCAATGTCGTTAAAGTGTTTGTTATAATATTCATTAGTTTTAAACACAGCAAGCTCTTGTGCTTCTCTATTACCTTGTACAGCACTTACATATCTGTTTAGCAACCAAAAGCTAACTTGCTTCTTTTCTTCATCAGACAATTCTTTCCAAACGCTTTTTGCGTTCATGTCAACTGCTGCAAGTATGTCTTTAGTTGGAAGTTTCTTATCACTCATGTTTATATTTTACACTAATTAATTAAATTTGTCAAATGAATACCAAACGATATCATCAATTACTTTTTCAAAATCTTTGTAGTATTAGGCAATGCTTGCCCGTAAGTATTACTACAACCAAATGCAACTAATCTCATTTGTTTTCCTTCACTGTATAATAAGTTACTACCAACTTATCTAATAGTTTTTTTATAGTTGGATATGTTAAACTTAGTTCGCACAGCTCTTGCCATTCTTGATAACACAACAGATCGCCCTGTGCTCTTGCAATACCAGCAGGGTCACCGCCGATGATCCAACGGGGAATTTTATTGTGAGGAGCATCTCGATAACGAGCATACACAACGTTGTCGTTCCGCTCATATATCAATGCTTCACCGGGTATCATCCTAGCCAACTGCTGTTCCTGATGAGCGTCGCTTGATGTCATTGTGATTAAACTCTGCCCAATACAACTCAAATGCTACTCCGTCTTCAACACCTTCGAACTGATGAATCTTACCTGGTTTAACTTGTGTAAAGTCGCCTGCTTCAAGAATAGTTTCATCAATTAATCCTTGATCGTTGTGCCAAACACGCACAATCATCTTGCCCGACTCTACAAAGAACCCGTTCCATTTAAATTCGTGTTCATGCTCTGAACATTTATATCCTGCTTTGAACTTGATACGATGAAACTCTAGTACACCGTTAGCGTGAATCAACTCTGTTGATCCCCAAATTTTTCCTGATTTAATACTCATATTGTTTCCTTACATTAGCATAGTAAAATCTATTGTTTCACTTTGTCTACTAATATCTTTTACAAAAAATGCACACAATGGATTCTTGCCATCCGTAATAGGAACACTTAGTAGTTGTCCGTTTTTCATTTTAGGAAAGTACCACTTTACATCATTGTAAAAATTTACAACTTTTAATGTACCAAAGTCAAATTTGAAACTTTTTAAAGGATTAAAAAGAAATACTTCAAACCCTCTATCATTAATACTAGTTAGTGGTAGTACTTCTAAGTCGTTACCACTTTGAGCATCGCCTACTGCAATATGCCAATCGACTGGCATCATTACTTCGTGTCCGTTAATTTCTAATACAATAGCAGGAGCGCTAAATGATTCTAGAAAGATAAGTGGTACAAAAAAGAAATCTGGATCTTTAGGATCACTATTGTCTAATACACTAAAGCGTACATCTTCGTCGAGCTCATCAGGAAGATTGTTAAGCATAAAGCATTCGTTATCTAATGTTAATATTTTCATTTAATTCCAATCCACTTTTTCAATTGTAAATGGGTACTGTGCTTCGGCATAAAACTTCTTACGCTGAGTCAAGTGCCGCTTCGCAAACTTGCACGTTGAAGTCAAGTCCCATATTTGTACGAAGTCTTTGTCTTTTGCTTTTCTTACACCCCGGCCAATGCTCTGGATAACTCTAACAAAACTTTTGCCAGGTTCAAGAAGAACAAGATTAAAGATCCGCGGTATATTAAGTCCAACAGCCGCAACACCATAGGTTGCAATAATAACCTCGTTAGTGCCTTCACGGATAGTGTCATACGTTTCTTTTCTATCTTTAACTTTAACTGCGCCACTTACAAAAGTGCTGCCAGGCATAAGTTTCTGTAGTTCTTGACCTGCACTAATCCGATCTACCAAAATAAGTGTGTTACCAGTCTGTGATACCTTGTTCATCATCTTACCAATGTATGCTAGTCTTGCAGTATCAGTTGTTAGATATTTTAATTCTGATTGATAATCAGCGTGTACCACAACATCAATTAACTGACATACATTAACATGGCATTCTGATAGTACGCCTTTGTCTTGTAATGACTTTGCACTGATACTTCCAATCACCGGACCAAGACTAGCATGAATGCTTTCAAACTCAAACTTCTCTTTAGGTACAGTGCCAGTTAGTCCCCAACGAATCGGAGCGTTCTTCAAGTTGCGGGTAAGTAAGTTCTTTAATACTTCTGCCTTGGCTTGGTGACAATTTGCAACAACAGCATCATTTGCAACATAATTATGATCATTTTTAATGTGTAAATTGTAAACCTCTGGTAGGTTACTAATTACTGTTTTCTTAACTAGTTTCATATAATTTCCTAATTTTATTTTTTGTATTATCGTCAAAGTTGTCTAAGTTAGTAGGAGGCTTTTTGTTAATAAAATATTCTTTATTTGCTATTATAACAGCATATCCATTAGTTGTACTCCATTCTTTTGCAGCATTAATCTTTGCTTTAGTTTTTTCGTCATACATTAGTTCTTCTGGCTTTACTTCTATTAATGTCTTTGTATCATGATTTACAAAGTCAACAATGTAAATGTGTTCTTTATTATTATAAACGTAAGGAATTCTGATAGTTTCGTATTCTGCATCTTTATCAAAGTATTGGTATAATGCTTCCCAAGAACTTCTATATTTTTTATTTTTATAAAATGTATCCCAATGCGTATTTCTATTATTTGAGTTAGGAGTAAAAGTACCGTTTAATATTTTTTCTTTCATGATATTACTACGATGAAGTTTGTCTTCGGCTGACATAATTGTTCCATACATGCCATTTTTTGAACCAGTGTTGGCTGCACTAATCTTTTCTTTAGTTTCGGCTAGCATTGTGTATGCATACGGATAGTCGCCTTTTGTTCCTTTGTTCCATGGTATTCCTGTATTTAAATTGTGTTTTATTATTTCTTTATGCATCAACTGGCAATTAATTCCACCTTGCTTTGAGGTAACACTTCTTGCTTGTTTTTCTGCTGCAATACGAGTAGATTTGTGTATACTATAAATATCATCAAAATTTTGTCTCCAACAATTGTGTCCAGTTAATACTCTTTTCTTACACAATCGAACATCTTGCTCCGAAGTTAATGATAATCCGTTTGATAATTCAATTTCTTTTCCTGTTATCTTAACTGCATATACAGTTTGATTAGCTGTAGACAATAAACTATTAAACTTATTAATATCAAATTTTTTCGCCATAAATACCTCTCCGTTAGCTATATGTATTTATGTCTACAATTTCTAAATCTTCAGTTAATGCATCTGCTCTAACCCATCCATGATTAGTTAAAAATTTATGGTTTGCGGTGACTTGTATTATTACCCCATTATTAAACTCTAGTTCTAGCATTTTTTCACTATTGCTGTGAGATAAATTTTTATGAACTCTAACAACTGTATCTTCTTTGTATTGCTGTGTTTTTTCACAAAGATTTATTACTTTGTCGCCGGGGATTAAGTCCTTGATGGCAATTTTACCTAACGGAGTAGTAACTAATGTGTCGCCTGCAAGGCATTCATCAACAATAACAGCGGTTACACCTTCACAAAATTCTGCTAATGACAGTGTTGCATCATCAAAACCCTTCTTGTCAAGAATATTCAAACTCTGCCAAGTGCAAATAGTGTGAGTCTTACCTAGCATTTTTCTGTCGCCGAAGTACACTCCAACGTCAAGTCCGCAATTAATATAGTCTTCTTCAGTTTGTTCAACAAGTGATTTATTTGGAACAATGATTAGGCTACGTCCATAGGGCTCTACCATGTGCGACAATGTTGCTGTCGTAATCGTCTTACCTGCACCAGTAGCAATCTGTTGCAAGCTCTGTGGGTTAGCAAGGAAATTATTAATTGCTTCGACTTGATAGTCACGCAGAATAATTTCTGTACCTGCTACTGGATGTCCTTCTGGCCAACATACGCCTTGGTCTGCCCAGTAACGTTCGGTTACTGGTACAAAGTTTAATTTAATAGGGTGTCTGTTATCTTGGATGTCTACGATTTCTACATTGTTCTTTTGTAGAATATCACAAACAACGTCAAGATGATTAACGTAACCACTGCCGCCGATACCAAAGAACGCAACCTTGCCATCCCATCGTCCAAGTTTGTACTGAGGCATGTGCTTTGCATATGGCACTTCAAACTTTAATGCGTTTGCAATTTTACGTCGAACGTCTACCTCTAAGCCTTCTAGCTTAATGTTGACTTCGTCTTCAATAATTAATCTGCAACTTGCCATTAAATTTTCTCTATTACTTGTGGTGTACTGTATTTTTTAAACGGACTAATATCAGTGTCATAATGAATAACTAAATCTAATTCTTGTAAATATGTATCCATCTTAGTAGAACGAATACTCCCCATTAGTATAGCTGCCTGAGGACGCCAACTAGATTTTAGTAATGTCTTTGACATCTTATTAATATTAGTATACACTATTTTAGAATTAATTGCAAGAGGATTGTTCAGATTATTGTCTTTAATATATTGATTAAATTCAATATTTTCTGCAACATCATTTTCTTTTCTGTAGAGTGTACAGAAGTCATTGTTGCCAAAAATATTTCTAAAACTATAATGCACTGTTTGTAAACTACTAAAATCATTGCCGTCATTCAAACAAACCAATAAAGGATATCTATTAAGTTCTAGTAGAGACTCTGCTACTCTATCAAATGTATGTTCAGTATTGTTAACTAATATAAGCGGGCGTGTTCTTTTTACAATTTTTTGACTAAGTGTTGTTAGTTTATTAATGCTGCTATTTAAATCACCTTCGTCAAAATGTTTAATACCAAATAGTTGGCTTCTATCTTTATACAGTGCTAGATTATCAACATCAGGATTTCCGACAGACGATATCATATAATCTATTGCTTTAGTGTGTAAGTTTTGTAATTTAAGTCCGTATATACCGGGAATATAATTGTTTTTGTTGTTATGCATCATTTCCAATAAATTGTATCTTTCTTGTAGTTCTAACTCTATTTCAAAACTTTTATCTTTTAATTCATTTATTACTTTATGTAGATTAATTTCGGTAAAAATAAAATAATGTATTTTTTCAACGGTGTTATATAGTCCTCTTTCTTCTATGTTAGAAAGAACTTCTATCGCTGATATTAATTTTTTATTGAATGTAAATCGAACACCGATATATAATTGATCTTTAATTAAGGCTGTGCGAATCCATCGAGCCCTATCGATATGCCTAATAGGTATACGAGTATTTTTGATTGCTTCGTGTATTGGATATTCTAATGCTGTAAATTGATCAGCATAGGATAGTAGTTTTTCTTTTACTACTTCATACTGTCTATCAGTTAACCCGACTCCTTTATGCACTTGTCGTGCAATACTATTGAGTATGGTAAAATCACTAGGCTGGATTGTGAAGGTTTCATTACCGTCAAACCCAGTTAATAATTCAAGATATGATTCAATTGTTTTCTCAGTCATACTAGTAGTATAACGTATTACAGCTTATCTGTCAAGTGGTTAAGTGGAATGCCTTGTGATATTTCTTGCACTGTCCATTCAGTATGTGCATAGTCATTAAGCCACTGTTGCCTATCTGGCATTAACGGTGCTTCTATATCGTGCATGAAGTCTATGTCATTACCTACGTCATACGCCAACGAGCTGGCGCCTACAAACGCTGGAATGCCGTTACGTATACTATGTATGCCCGGATTGCTAGAGTAGCTTACAATCGCGTGTATGTTATTAAAACGCATGTCGTAGTCGTCATATGTGCCGTTTAACTTCATAGGATGTTGCCTACGTACATTTTTAAATTCATGTTCAATGTTAGGCAAGAGACAACGAGGATGGGGCCGGAATAGTATAGGACGATCGCTATGCTTTCGAATTTCTTTTATAGTGTTCATTATCCACTTACTCATAGTTGGCATATTTTGCCATTGCAAGCTCTTGTCATGCTGCCCGCAGATAAGAACAAACTCTCCGCCTGTGCTCCAAGGCTTTAACGACAGGCCCAATAGACGATGGCGATCATTGTTATTATTAGTGGGCCCAAAGTAAGCATCTCTATTAATCCCATTTAGACCTACCTTCCATGTTGTTCCACGCTGTATGCCGCCAACTTCTAAAACTATAGTTGGCTTAGCGTTAGTAGAGTTTTTCTCCCAGATAGCTTTGTTAGCAGCCATTCTTCCACTAAACAGTACGCTCCAAATAACATCAACGTCGGCGTTATTGCTATTATCGACGCAAGTAAACCCAAGGCTGTGACAGCCTTGCCTAAAAGCATTAAAGACAGGTTTACTGTTTAGTGCGCCGTATTGTGTCCAAAGACTAAACTTCATTCCAGTATGCTTCTGTTCTATTAACCATTATGTCTGAACGCTTTGATTTACCATCTTTCTTGCGCTCGCCTTTCATATGGTCCATGTATTTGCCTAGCTCAGTATTAATTAACGGATGTCCGCCGCCGCCACTTTTAGCTTCACTCATATACATTTGTGCAGAATAATCATAATCCGCATTAAACTGTTTAAACTGTTTCAACACTTCTCCAAAGATATAACTGTCATGCCATTCGGGTAATAAGAACATGCCTTTCTCAGCATCCTCATACATACGTTCAAATTCTTCTAAGAAACTATGACACACAGGATGATTCATATTCAGTCCGTAGAATCCACATTCTGGCCATGTCTGTGATCCTTTGCCTCTACCAACATACGTGATATATTTGTTTTCGGGTAATAAGTTTTTAAATGCAGCATAACTCCAGTTACTGTGAATATAACTATCTGCATCCATCCACACTATCCAGTTGCCTTCCCTTTTATTGCATGCATCAAACACTGCGTACACTTTGTTTGCAAAGCGAACTGCATCCCACTTGAATGCTTTTTTACTATCTTTGCGTTTGCTTCTAATTGGATCTGAACTTATATTGCCATTAGCTTTTGGAATGTCTCTCCAAGTTTCTTTAAACACATTTAATTTAAGTAAAGTTGCTTTTGCATCTTGTATTATAATCTGTCTAGGATCTGGATTTGCAGGTGTACAATCTTCTGCGTAGACAATTAGTTTGATATTTTTGTCAACTCGCTGTGCAAAGCTGTCTATAAATCGTTGCCCGTATGTTGTTAATCCTTCGTGATGGAACGTAGTTACTACTGTTATTGTCATATAAATTTTCTCATGTGATTCCAGCAACTGCCATCTTCTAGTTCACTAAACTTCCAATGAAACATGCTAATTCTTTCTAACCATTTTTGTCTATCAAACTCTTGCGGAGATTCTATATTTTCAAATCCTACATGCGATACATCTGCACATTGACTTTTTTCCGGGTCTGTAATAAATGCATGGTAACCTTGTATAACAGGTCCTACTATAGCACTACTGTTGTGATTAACTACTGCCCATGCTTTATTTAAATCTACTTCTAACGGAGTATTTTGATTTGATATCTTTACTTGCGGATCGTTTTTAAATATTTGTTGCAGTTGTGGAAGATAAGTTTTTATTGCTTTATTATCTTTGGGGTGCGGACGTAATACAATAATTCTATCTGTATGTTGTTTTAGATCTTGAATAGTTTTTACTGTCCAGTCTACTACTGAGATTCTACCCATACTCCAACCGCCATGACGCTGCAAACATATAACAATATTTTTACCTTTTGTTCTTTGAGGCTCTAAAGTAATTCCAGTATCACGGCTAATCTGTTGCCATCTACGAGGATCGGGAGTGTCGTCAAAGTATACGCCAGTATTAGGAAACACACCGTTGTAACTATATCGTAAATAATGATGAGGCTGATTAGTCTTATTTGCATACAAAAATAAGTTTGCATCAGCAACACATACACGCTTGTTAGATCTAATTTGTGTATCTATAACTTTTTGTCTTAATTGTAAATGTGTCCCAGCTTTACCTTGTTGATGCTGCCAACCTTGTATTACACCTACATCGGCGTCAACAACATCATTACCAGTATATAATATACCAGTATCGCCAGCAGCATTTACTCCTTGAATAAACTTTGTAAGTATGTCAAATTTTTCTTGACTTTTGTTTACCCTAGGAACAACATTATAATAACTAACTACCTTCATTAACTATGCTCCAAGCATATCCATTCATCATTTCGTCACGAGTAAACTGACAATAGCTGAGGTGTTTCATTAGTGTATACATCTCATCTTCTGTAGGACGATTAAGATTGTTAACTTCTGATAGCTCTGTATTACACAATGATGTTGCACAGTTAGGCCCTAATGCAATTGCAGGAACACCGTACACTAGTGATTCTAATGCAGCAATACTATTATATGTTACTAAACAATGTACATTATCATCTAATGCTGCTTCTAACGGCTTAGTTGAGATGCGTTCACTTCTATTGGGTTTTAGTCTTATTTCAATAGGGCGATCCGTATGTTTTCTTAATTCTTGTTTTACGTTTTCTACCCAAATTTCCGGATCAGGTTGCCCAAACAATCTCATCACTTTGTCACTAGGCGGAACTAGTAGTATTTTAGAACCGTGTTTAAACTTCCTATATTTAAATTTAGGTAATCTAGCATCGTCTCGTTCAACAATAGGTCCAGTTTGTTGTAGTGCATTTTTTGTTACCCTATGCCAAATTTTTGTCTTGCTGCCTGCATTACCGAAGTACCCTGTATCAATTGCATAGAAGTTTCTGTCAGTTTCCCAGCAATGTTGTATGGCTTTGCGACTACCACCGCCTAGACCTCTAATAATTAATGGATTGCGTTTACTTTCTTCACTGTTCCAGTCACTTAGTCTGCCATTACACCCTAACATAAACGCTTGCAAGTACTCGTCGTATTTTAAACCTTTACCGATATAATTAATTCCGCCTTCGCTATCTATTGCTGCGGCTTTAGACAATTTGCCTTCGGCAAATTTGTTTTGTATAATTTTCATTGCTTGTTCCTCTGTATATCCGTAATACTTGCCTTCTGGATCAATTGACGCATATGTTAATGCTTGTATAGGTTCTTTTAAATGATCTGCTAGTGTTAGGTGTTCTATAATTCTAGGTTCTCGTTTAAGACTTACTATATTTTCTCGTTGAATATCAATTATATTATTAAGATATTTTCTTTCCGCACGATAGTATTCACTAGCATATTCGCAATCGTAGTATTCGTCAAACCAAGGACCGCCTTCAGTATAATGCAAGAATTTAGGTTTGCCGTCTCTAGGTTCTTTGTACCAACCTACTAACCAATTCCATTCGTGACTAATTTTACCAATTTCTTTATCAGTAAGCCAACTAAATCGATGCAGGTATGCACCTGTAACAGTGTCAGAGTTAATTATATCTTTGGTTAATTTTTTATTACTAGGATGGCTGCAATTAATCAACATCATACTTGACCAATTTTTTCTAGGATATACTGTTTGTGCTTTGCCGTCCATCTTAGTAACTTCTTTAGGGGTATAATCGTGTTGTGCGCACATTACTGCATATTTGTCATCAGACTGATCAAATAAGTTTTTGACATCATCTAGTGCAATAAAATCACAATCGATAAACAATGCCCACCCACTAAATTCTGTGAGTTCAGGAACAAGAAAGCGAGTAAATGTAAATTCTGTACTTGCAAGTTTATCCTTGTCTCTCCAATA